ATTCCATTGTCAAACATAGTATATTCTTCTCCTGAACTTAGGTTATAATTTATACAAGAATGACTATCTACTGGAAACGCAAAATCGTTAATACAGAACGACCCGACAATATTTGCCCCTTCTACTATTTTGAGACATTTATCTTCAAATAATTGTAGGATTGATTGATTATTATCACAGCAATCGCATATATTGTTTATTAAGGGTAGCATCTGTATTATTTATTATTTTTTAAGCCTAGCAAATTTAGGATTTACTCTTCCGGCCTTAAATATAGGCTCGGGTTGAATATTTTTTTCAATTTTATCTTCATCATTTGAATAATCTTCAGGTTCTATATCTGTAGGTGTATCTACCTGTGCTAAATCCTCTTCTGTATCATCTGGATCCTTACTATTTGATTCTAAAATCTGATCGGTAAATTTAATGTAATAGTGAAGGGCAGTAAGCGACATCATCGGAAGAGTACCTCCTTGAATTATTGCCAATAGTCTTCGATGATCAGTATTATCCCAGTCTTCAAAAAATGGCTTTATTAATTCAACCCAGGATAGGAAATCTTGACCGTTTACATTTATATCTTTGTATTCAAAGAAGATGTTTCCTATGATTTGAATGCAAGTCACTAGGCCAAATAGAAACCAAATTGAGGCGCGATTTATCTTTATAGTTGCTGCTGAAACTGAAGCTAATGCAAAAATTTCTATTGCAATAGAGAGATAGATTGCCCAGCTTATAGGATTACCTAAATCATACCAGCTAACTACATGGCTAATTGACATAATTACTACCAACAATATTGGAAGCAAAAATGAATTTTGAATTATTAGATTCTTATTTCTTTTTAACCAATTAATCATTTGATTCTATTTTATCTTTTATTTTAGATAGACTAGTTTTTCCTTTATCTAAATCATCTTCATATATCAGGTAGTCTAGCATTACCAATTCAAGTGCGTCTTTTATTTCCTTTTGAGAGGAAGTTTTCTTATCTAAGTTAGAAACAACAGTAGATAGGGAATCAATCTTTGCTTCTAATCTATCTGATTTGTCTTCTATTTTAGATACTTTGCTACTGGTGCACCCTTTTCCTAAATATAATAGAAAAAATAGGGCAGCTAAGATCTGCCATACCCATTTATTAATAAATTCTTTGATGTTCATATGAGTTCTTTTTATTATTTATTTTAAAAAAATAAAAGAAGTTAAATAAAAATGAGAGCTAAAGAACCTATTATTAAGGTTGGAATTCCAAAAAGATATGATACGCTATAGATATAATCTCTCTGGTTATATTTTCTATCTTCAAATTTTATTTGAATGATATATCCATAGTAATCTTCAGTTTTGACTCTTTCATAATCTACAAAAATTGAATCCAATATGCCTTCTTTTTGCAAAAAATCAGTATACTTTTTAAGCTTATCTCCCACATATCTTAATTCTGCAGGTTCAATTGTAAGTTCATCATAAGTTAAAATCTGCTCGTTTAAATTAATTCCTAAAAGAAGAAATTTATTTTGGCGAGTAATTCCCATTTCTTGGAGTTTACCTGTGCTTTCAAGATTATCTACAATCTTGATATAGATCTTTCTATATTTTCTGATTTTAGAATATTCTCGATATCTATTTAAAACTCGAGAAGGATAAATGTAGTCTTTAATTTTCATATGTCAAATATATGGTTTAGTGTTTCTTTAAATTCAGGATTCTTTAAAAGTACGTTATCCCTTACGTCAATTCTAATTTTCCTAAGCTTGGTTTTAACTGTATTTTCGTTTATATCGTATTTTACAGATATCTCCTTAATCTTTTCATTCTTTATCATCTTATCAATTGCTATATTTCTAAGAGTAGAGTCTTCGATTTGATTTATTGCCGATACTGTCTCAGAATACAGATGGTCTATTTCGGACTGAACTCCGTCTGAGTCATATTCAATTGAAATATCTCCACCGCTGCCCATATATTCTAGGCTCACAGTAGGATGCTGATTCTTTTTGTAGAGATAAAAAAGGGTCTCGTTACGAGTAATTGTATAAATCCAAGTTGTAAACTTGGCCTTATTAAAATCAAATTTATCTATATTTTTAAATATTTTTTTTAAAGACCACTGAAGAGCCTCTACTGTATCATCATCATTTCTACAAAAGGTCCACACAAAATACTTTAATTTTGGATAAATTAATTCGACAAGCTCATTCTTTTGTCTTTCAGTTATCGAACAATCTTGAAATTTCGATGCAATGTAATTAATTCTTTCATTTGCTTGTTGGTTAGTTGTTTCAAATCCCATGTTTTTAGTTAGCTTTTACATTATTTTTATTTATATCACGAATGATATTTATACAAGTTTGACACTTTTCATACTCCTCTAACTCTTCGAAGAATTCAATGCACCGATTTAGCCATTCTACGAATTTATCTCTAGATAAAATTATGGGATATTTAGTATCACCTGTACTAATTTCAACAATTTCAATTTTTTCAATCTTAGAATCGTTATAATTATTTTCTATAGATTTTATAATGTTATCATAAATTTGCCATCGATATTGAACAAATAATTGTTCTACCGTTAGCTTTCCGTGAAATTGTAATTTACTCATGTTGAACAGTATTAATCGTAAATTAATTATACCACAATCCTAATTAAGATTTAAAGAATCTGTTTTTTATTTTTTCTATCTGATCTTGGGTCTCAATATCAAATACGTTTCTTTTAATAGTTTTACCACTTGCTGCTGTATACGTATCAGTGTTCATTCTTCTAATCTCATCATAATCATATAGAGAAGACTTTCCATTATTTCTATGAACGTTAAATATTTTTTCCTCTACTTCTTTAAGATATTCAGATGGTGCTCTCTCAAAGGTTTCAACGGCAATTTCCCAAAATTGACTCGATTCAAATATTGAGGACATGTTAACTGACGTCATTGCCATATCATCTGTTCCGTTTTGTCCTCTATATAAACCACCTTTAGATTTTCCAAAAGATCCAAGCTCAGAAACCGTTATCCAATCATTTGGAATAATTCGGTCAATTGCAACTAGATATTTAAACTTCTCACAATATTTAATTTTGTTAGTTGGACCTAATCTTAGACCAGGTTTAAATGAGAGTGCTGCCTGAGTATGCTTAGTATGTACCATCTGTCCGGGCCAATATTTATCATTTTCCTTAAATCGGTTTAATAAGATGTCCCCCTTGTGATTTAATTCCAGTACAATTCTAGTTTGATCAGTATTGAATATTTCATATATAATATGTTCGCACACTACTGAAAATTCGTTAATATCAACTTGATTAGATCTAAAATATCCAATTTGAACTAGCGAAACTGCATCGACCTCATTTTTTACAATGTTTATCTTTTTACTCAATTCCCTAACTGGCAAAGGAACTGCTTTATAGATATTAAGAACCGAGTAGTCTCCTCCGATTCCATCTGCAGTATCAATGCTAAATACATAATTAGTTAGATCCTGTTTAAAATCTGAGACTGTTCTATTTAGATAATTTCGATGGAAGAAAATATATTGATTGTAATCAAATAGATCCTCCTGTAATATTAAATTTACATTCTCGTATCCTTGTTTAATAATATCTAATTTTCTTAGATCCTTTGAATTTAGAAGTAATTTGTCTGAAGAATAGAACTGTAGGCCATATTCCTGATTGAAATCTTCTTCTGATCCAAGATCTGCAATTTTCCTTTTTTTCCATTCTTCATCACGACCTGCAATCTGCCACCAGTCAACTCTTAAAGGATAAAAGCTTGATTTTTTGCCTATTGCATCTGTCCATATTTCCCAGAATTTATTTTTACCATTAGGGGTAGACGTTATGATTATTCTACCGTTAGGGTCAGCTGTTACTGTTGGAAAAATTGCTCGATAAAATTCATCTAAGTTAGCTTCGTTAATGTGAGCAAACTCATCTATATATAATAAGTTAACTGATAGACCAATACCTGATTTTTTAGTTGTTGTTCGTCCTACTAATCTACTATTTGAATCGAATTTTACATTACTTGCATTAACAACATCAATCCCAGGCTTCATAAAGAACGGAAGACCTTCTAAACTGATTTTAAATTTATCTATTAATTCTTTAGTGGTTGTAAAATTATCTGCTACGCATAGAGCAGTTTTATCGGGATGAAATAGTAGAAACCATAGAATAAAAATGGCAGAGGTTACTGTTTTACCAGTTTGACGACTTGCCATTAATATATTGAGATTGTTATCTTTATACGCTTTTAAAATCTGATTTTGAAAGTCTCTAAGACCTCCTGCGTCCTTTACTATCATTCTACCGTTGTTGGTTTGAATGACGCAATAATTTAACGCAAAATAGATTAAGGAAGATTTACACTTTGACATCTCTTCGATTTCTTCTGGAGTATATTCAAATGGTAAATTTTCTCTTCTTAAGTTTATATCATTATCTTTAAATGGAGACATTCCTAATTTTCGAACGTCCTTTACCCCGCTATTGATGTCATCAATTAATTGATTTATCTTCTCAGTTGTCCAGATATAATTATTGTCCTTAGAGTCTCCGCCTATAGCAGATACCCGAGTTGTGGAATATCCTCCACTATTGGACATTATATCTTTCATATCTTAAATTATTTCAGTAATATCAATGAAATCTTCGCCTGACTTATTCTCTTCTTCATTAATCACTATATCTGATTTACGAAGCAAATTTAATTTATTATTTGGATCTATTAAATTAGCATCTCCATCATCTGAAATATCTGAATCAGGTAGATTTTGTATTACATTTTTAGTTCCAACCGAGATAAAGTATTTTCCTTCAATATCGCTGGATTCTACGCGGGCAGAATCTGGATTTGCAGGGGCATCATTGTTTAATTTTTTATAAGTATCCTCTAAGAAAAGAATGTAGTTAGCCTGCATTTTAGTTATGTTTGCCATCTTATCCTGCAATTGACCCATCACCTCCAATAATCTAGGTTGAACATTTCCAGTTGCTATTTCTTCCATAATCTTCATTATGGATATTTTAAGAGTTTTTAATTGAAAGAATAAATTTGAAATATTAATAGTGTCTAATTCTTTCTTATGTCGAGCATAGTCATTTTTTTCAAATATTCCAATATCTACAAAATTCTTAAAAAGAGAATCTGTTATTTCTCTTGCCTTTTGAGTAAATTGATCGCTCATTTGATCAAAGTCGTATTGGCTTTCCGATCTAATCTCATTAGATAATTCATTATCTAGAACCATATCCTCATTGTCAGAACTGATGCTACTTAATAGATTTTCTATTTCGTTTTTAAGGATTTTTCTGTTATCCTTACTTATTTTTCCGTTTGCCATTAATTGATTTTATTGTCGTTCTTATCTACTGCCGGATTCGCATATGCTTTAATGGTCTTAACTGCTTCAATCCATTCATATACACAATCATTAGCCGACTTAATGAACCTATCTAATGTTTCGTTTATTCCAAACATTTGAGAAGATAGAGTATTTTTCATTATATTATCTTTATAATCGTATCCTAAATTTATTCTTCTATCCTTTCTACTTAAAGTTTCTCTATATATGCTATCTTTTAACATGGTACAAATTTATTTAATTTAATTGTCTTGGTACAATATCAGTTATTCTAATATTAACTGCTCCTAGCGGATTTAATACACCAGTAGGATCAACAGGTCCTATTCCAGAAGCATATTGGTTTCCAAATCGGTCACTAAATCCTCCTCTAATTATTGGAAGCTGACCGTCTGTAATTATAATATCATTATAATCATCTAATCCAATTAAAGCAGCTCCCGGATTTGCAGACTTAGCTGCCTCATTTAATTCCCCTACAATTGTAACTGCAACTGAGTCAACTCCTTTTACTTCTTCGATTATTTTAATTAAATCACTTTTTGGAATTCTATTTCTTCGAGTATTATTAATGAAATATAAACCTAAAGAAGAATAGATATCGGATTTAATTAATTCTACGGGAACATCATCGAATACGATTATACTAAGATTAATTACATATTTAATTATTACAGGATCAATTATTTTAATGTCAGTTGAAACTAATTTACTTCCTGATTTTTCAAGATATTTCAACAATTCAGACTTTTGAAATTGACTCATTCTAAATATATCTAAATCTGCGCCAAAATAGGATTGCGGAGTATTGAATGATCTAGTTATATCAGGTATTAAAAATAAATTTAACATTCTATCATCAACCGGATCTAAATATATTGAAATCAAAGAAAAAAGTCCTAATCGTCTAAGAACAATTTCATAATGATCTGGATTAACTAAAGCAAAGCTTTTAGAGTTTTTTGGAGCAATTAATCTAGTTAAATCTGCGCTTTCAGGATTGGTTCCAAAATAAGGAGGATTTTCAGTTTTAATTTTAATAAATTTATTTAGATCTACTTCTTCTCCAGTAATAGTAAATCCAGTATCATCAAAAGAAAAATTGACTGACGAAGTATTGGTAGTCTTAATATTTCCGCCAGGTCCTTCTGTTACTATATATTCAACAGTTATCTTTGATCCAGGAGGAGGAATTAATCCGTAAGATCCGTTTCCAAAATATAAATCTAATCCAGATGTTATACCTGTTTTAATAATAAATCCAGGGGCACTTAATGGAATATCTAACATCGATTCATATCTTTTCCATTTTTGATCATTAACATATACATTTACATAAAAATTATCTATAAAATAACTTTGAGGGCTGGCAACTGAAAAGCTAGTCAATGGCTTCCCAGACCCTGTGAACGTTTGAGATTCTATAATCCCTTGTCTTATTTGTAATTTAAGACCATTATCTTCTCCTCTAAGAGAAAATTTTATTTGATCTTGGGGTAAATCTAATAAATATATTAATCCGTTGTTTTCGCTTGTTAATCTGGTTAGATTTGAAATAATTACATAATCTGCCGGAAGATCGGTTTCATCCGTTTCTAATGATAGGGATATTTCTCCAATGGCTGAAGTTGCTCTACTTGGATTATGCCCGGCGAGCGAAGCTAATGAATATATTGATGTCAATCGAGTTGCCTCATTTATATTCAATTCAGTTATAGAATCTTCTATATAATAGAATATTAATTGAGTTAGATTCTCTATTACAATTAAAATTTGTCCAAATGGAGAAGCTGCCGTAAATACAGCCTTGCTTTGATTAAATCTGGCAGTTAGATAATTAATTGTATCTAGAGTAATATCCTCCACTGTTGCCTTAAACGAGCTTAGTATCTTATATGGCGAAAATTGACTTGGCATTATATTAGATGTAATTTATATTATTTATACCGAAATTATTAAATTGGATCGCGAATTATTTATACTGATTTTAATACTGTTTATCAAATACAATTAATCTTAGATAAATAATCTAAAGATATTGACTAATAAATGGAATTTGGATTAGATCGAAGCGACCTTTATTTAAATTCAAGCCTATCATTTAAGTTTGAATTTAAGTCTCCTCTCAGAAGAAGAGACATGGCATCAAAGATTGCAAACAATACTGGCAAAAAAGTAAAGTGGTTTAAAGGAGTAGATGAATCTTTTAAACCTAACACCGATGTGTTTAAGCTTTCCAACAAATATTCTCATTCATCTAAGACCTTTATTTTTGAAACAGGTCTTTTGCCATATCATGACGCGATAAGATTAATGCTGCAAAGTATGAATATAATTGATCATTTTGGTCAAACTGATGATCGATGTCAGCTCACGGTAGGCATCTCAATGAATGAACATAAACTAAATTTACCATTTGGAATATCAAAATTAAATAAATTTAAGTATTTAATTGGACTGGACGAAGATCAAATCTTAGAATCATGGAACACCGATGATACTGAAAGAAAGAAAATACCTCAGGGTAATTACTTCTACTTTCATTCTAAGCATCCGTATACTTCGTATATTTCAAATTCAATAATTGAAAAGGCAGATTCGAGCCAATTCAATTTTCCAGAGTCGGATTTCTTTGGACATCAGTTTAATAAAATAAATGAAGGTATAATTGAAATAACCTACATTGGCGGAAAAGATTATCAAAAAAGGAAAATTGAAGCAAAGGGGACGATTAATTCTATCATAAACCGAATATACAATACCTTATCTGAAAACTTTAGTTATGATATTAATGAAAGATCTAAATTAAACTCATTAATTGAAGAATATAAAAGAGCAGTAGATAGTACTAAAAATCCATTAAACCTAAAGTCAAATTATCCTAACATTAAACTATATCACGATCTTAGATCTCAAGAATTTTTAATTGAATCTACGTATCCTGTTTTTAGAGAAAAAATATTCGATTTAGTTGTTTTTGGAGGGGTTCACATTGCTGATATTAATTGGGACAACACTAGAAAAATGCTTCAGGTAAAGGGAGCAAAGATAGATAAAAATGTCGTAATCGAAGGAATTGAGTTCTATAATTGTACAGTCGAGGCAGATGCTAAAAATTGTCTATTTAATGCATGTGAAATCAGGAATTCAAAATTAGAAGAGTGCGACGTGATTGCATCTAATTTTATAAAAAATTCTAAATTGATTGAATGCAAATATCACGGAACCAATAATACTATTTCTAAGAGCTATATTGATAATGATCCAAAAAATATGATTTCAGCTGAACTTAGAGACTGTTTAGTTAATCGAGGATCTTTTAAAATAGGATCTGTGATAGATGATAAAACAATATTAATACAATGATAACTAGAATTAAAAGCTTTAGCAGATACCTAGGAGAATCTAAAATCTCAGATTCTTTGCAATATCACGTTGATCAAGGAATGTCGATTACTGAATCCGTATATAGGCCAGGCAGCTCTGCTCATATTAAACTATTAGTAGAGGCCAGAATGCTTTTTGAAATGAGATCTCTTGAATTAGGAAGGCTCGATGGTTATTTATTTGAGACCACCGATCTTGGTAAAACTGGCATATATCAAGGAGTTGAAGTTGCGTTAGATATGCCACTAGAGGATTTTTCAATTGAAGAAGCCAAATATCAAGGCAGGGAAGTTGAATTAGGAAGACCTATGCGTGGGGGATCTAAAAAATACGTAGTATACGTTAAGAATCCTTCTACTGGAAATATTAAAAAGATACAGTTTGGAGACCCTGGATTAAGCGCAAAGGTAAGTAATCCAAAGGCTAGAAAAAGTTTTGCAGCTCGACATCGATGTGCTGAAAAAAAGGATCGGACGATGGCTGGCTATTGGGCCTGTAGAATTAATAGATATGCTCATCTTTGGGGAGGAAAAACTTATCCGGGATATTGGTAATGAAATATTTAATAGCATATAGTTTATTTGAATCGAATAGATCTGAAACTAAGGTCAATTTACCAAACATCAGCGATTTAAAAATAACGTCTATAAAAACAATTGAAGGTAAAAATAAATGGCATCATTCTAAAGATAAATTAATTCATATGATTTTAGATTTAGGAGAATGGGAAAAATTTCCATCGAATAAAATCCCTAATTTCTATGATAACCTTAAGAAATATTTGCCATCGATGGATGATCATAGATGTTCAATTGGAAGAAAGGGAGGATTTTTCTCAAGAGTTAAGAGGGGAACTTGGTTGGGACATATAATTGAGCACATTGCTTTAGAATTACAAACTCTTGCCGGGGATGATACTGGATTTGGAAGAACTAGAGAAACTAGAAAAAAAGGAGAATATAATGTAATATTCAATTATGAAAATAAAGAAGTTGGAATTAAAGCTGCAAGAGAGGCAGTTAATGTTGCAAAGAGATTAATACAAAATAGCGATCCTAAAATAAAATCAATAGTTAAAAATCTAAACATTAAAAAATGATTTATTTTGATACTGAAATAGATAATTATGTTATACGAGAGTTTGATGAAGATTCTGATTCAGATGACCTAACTTGGCATCGAGATGCAGAAGATAGAATTATAAGCTCAATTAAAGAAACTGATTGGATGATACAAATTGAAGATCAATTGCCTGAGGTAATAATTAATGAAATTGAAATTAAATCAGGGGTTTGGCATCGGTTAATTAAAGGAACTGGAGATTTGACCCTAAAAATAATAAAAGAAAATGGAAAACAATGAATTTAAATCATTTGCAGATACCAGAGAGGCCGGTGCTGAAAAGATTGTAAATAATGCAAAGGAAAAGGGAGGACTTGCCCTTTTAACTTGGCACCATTTTAAAGTTAAACTTCCTTACTATAAAAAAGCAGCCGCTGGAAAATTTGATTTAGCCGGGGCAAAAAAGGAATTTAATGAAACTTATAAAAAAATATCTACTTCTATGACTCAGATAGAATTTCAGAGGGAAGTTGGTAGATTGGAAGTATTAGGTGAATTAATTATTAGGGAGGAATCTAATAAAATAAATGAAAAGGCTGAGGTGCTTAGTTATTCTCAATATGTAACTGAAAAAAAAAAGATTAATCCGGTATATTTAACTAAAGATGCTAAAGCAATGAAAAACGAGATTAAGAAACATGCTAACAAAGATGATGATGACCCAACAGCATACACAAGTGATCCCAAAGGAGAATGGAAAGCTGATTATAATCAAAAAACAGGTAAACGATGGGGAACTCAAAAGAGTAAACACACTAAGAATTTTGAAAAAATGTTTGGAAAATGATATTAAATTTTAATGAATATTTAATCCTTGAACAAGGTACGAACTCTTGTCCGTTAGCTACTCAAGATCTAAAGGTAAATACTCAAAATCGTAACGAAGCAATAGAGGCAGACTATATTAAATATGGACCACTAAACCTCAATGACGAAAAATATTGGGACGAGTATGCTAAAAAATGGAATACTGAACCTGAGGTTGCAAAGCAATCTAATTGTGGAAATTGTGTAGCTTTTGATATTTCACCAAGAATGAAAGATTGTATGCCAGGGGAGGTTTCAGATCCGGATGGAAAACTTGGTTATTGTTGGATGCATCACTTTAAATGTCACTCTGCTCGTACGTGCTATACTTGGGCGGCAGGAGGACCTATTGAAGAAGATTCAGTTTCAGCAAATTGGCAAAGTAAGAACGAAGGAAAAGTCGATGAAAAAAGAAAAACTAAAAACTCTCCAGACTGGCATGATTCAGATGCACCAGATGCTAATGGAAAATTTAAAAAACTTGGGGTAAAAGAACTTGCAAAATGGTTAATTAGAACTAGAGGAGGAGATATGCGTAAGATTACCGGAAGCCTAAACCAACAGATAGTATTTAATCGAAACGATAATCCAGCATACGCTAAAAAGATGGAGAGCGTTAGAAGGGAAGTAAAAAAACAATTAAATAAAAAATGAAAATCTTTACATTTTTAGAATACTTAGTAGAATCTTCAAATTCAGATACTGCTTTAAAAAATAAATCTGAAAAAACTGGGATTCCAAAGGGAATCTTGAAACAGGTTTACAATAGAGGACTTGCTGCATGGAAAACAGGACATCGTCCTGGAGTAGGTCAACATCAATGGGCAATGGCTAGAGTTAATTCTTTTGCAACTAAATCTTCTGGTACCTGGGGAGGAGCGGATAAGGATCTAGCAGCTAAAGCTAGAAAGGCTAAGAAAAATAAAAAATAAAAGAAATGATTTTAAACGCTAGAAATAACGGATTTGTTTTTCTATTTCCACCTGATTTTTTTGCAGAAAAGGTTAAGGAAAAATATAAGAAATACTATCAAAGTCTAATCTTGCCCTATGATACAATAGAGGATTTTATGTCTTCTACTGTACAGGGAATAGATTTCTCAGGGTGGTCAATGCAGCCTGTTACCCAAACCCGATTATTAGGTAAAAGACAGGAGTATAAAAATTCGACTCCAATCCCAGATCTATTCACTAGGGAATTTACTCTAACCTTTAAAATGGCAGATGCTTATCTAAATTATTGGATCTTTTTGGACAATGCTCTTAATTACTTAGATTTTGAAAATAAAAATCAAGTGCTTTCACCCATGACATTAAGCATGTTAAATAACGAAGGATATTTAGTATCTAATGTGGTATTCAATAAACCAATTCTTAAATCTCAAGATTCTCTAAAACTTTCATATAGTTCAAATACTCCAAACTTTGGTACTTTTACTGCTAAATTCGCATACTTTGATTTTGATCTAGATATTAATTTTGATTAAAACTATTTTGATAATTCTTATATAATAATTAAACAGGAATAAGTATGGGAATAGTTTTGTGTATGATCGTTAAAAACGAAAGCAGAGTCATTGAGCGATGCTTGGCTAGTACAGTGGGAATAATTGATGAATATTGTATAGTAGATACTGGATCGACCGATGGAACCCAAGAAATAATAATTAAATTTTTTAATGATCGCGGAATAAAGGGAAGAGTGATCGATCGAGAATGGAAGAACTTCGGCCATAATCGAACTGAGGCTCTTGATTTAGCTAGAGAATCTTCGTGCAATTGGATCTTAACTATAGACGCAGATATGGTCCTAATTAATGAGGGATTTAATAAATCTGAATTAGATACCAATTATTCTCATTACGAGGTGTTTCAACAAAATCCTGGAATTAAGTACACTAATATTCGCGTAATGAATTCTAAATATAGATGGAAATCAGTTGGAGTTACTCATGAATATTTAGCTGCGGATAATTGTAATGTAGGAGGAAAACTCTTAGAATCGATATTAATTAATGATATTGGAGATGGTGGAAGCAAGGAAGATAAGTTTGAACGTGACATCAAATTATTAACGCAGGGATTAATTGACGAGCCTAATAATGAAAGATATGTATTCTACTTAGCTCAATCCCATAAAGATACTCAGAATTTTGAAAAGGCAATCGAATTTTATAAGAGAAGAGTTTTAATGGGAGGATGGTATGAAGAAGTATGGTACAGTTACTATATGATTAGTAACTGCTATTCTCAATTAAATAAATTGGATGAAGCCGCAGAATGGGCAATTAAAGGACATGAATATCATTCAGGAAGAGCCGAGGCTCTATATGAGATGTGTAAAAAATTCAGAGAGATTGGAAAACATCAAGACGCACTTAAATTCTACAATCTTGGAAAAGATATAACTTATCCTAAAGAGGACAGGCTCTTTGTGAATTATTCTTTATATGAGAATAAATTATTTGAATATGAGATGTCGATCCTATATTATTATTTAAATCCATCTACTAGAAATTTAGGCTCTAGAATATCAATTTCATATCTATCAGATAATCCAGCTAATCATACAATAGGATCAGTATTTAATAATTTAAAGTTTTACGCAAATACTCTCACTAAAGATGGATTTAAGATAGAATCGATAGAAATAGATCCTTCTATAATTCCAGATGGTTTTATAAACTCATCTCATTGTAAAATAGATTCAGATTTGCATAATATTAGACTAGTTAATTATAAAATAGATCGATCTAATGGAGCATATCACTATCAATCTGACGGAAGACATATGGGTTGGGAGGAACTTGCAAAAGAACCCGTTAAAACACTAAATTTGCTTAATGGAAAATGGATCATGCAAGAAGAATATAGAGTTCCAATACATGAGGGTGCAAGAGTAGAAGGCATTGAAGATCTTAGATTATTTAAGGCAGAGGATGGATCGATTAAATTCCTGGCAACTTCCCAATTTATAAGTCCTAATCAAGGAAATAGAATATGTTCTGGAATATATGATGTTGAGAATAAAAAGATTATAGTTGATCAGGTATTCGATAGTCCAACAGGATCAGGCTGCGAAAAGAACTGGGTATTTTTGAATGAGAATGAAATTATTTATGGTTGGAATCCAGTTACAGTCTATTCATATCCAAGTATGAGTGAGGCTAGAAAATTTGAAGTCCCAGTCTTATTTTCTTTTTTTAGAGGATCCACTTCTGCAATTGAGATAGGTGGTCTATTATACATAGTAGTTCATTCAGTTAACTATGAAAACCCAAGGACATATCTTCATTATTTAATAATTATGGAAAAGAACGGTAAGCCTGTGATGCACAGTTCTCCATTCTCTTTTGAAGGAGAACCGATCGAATATTGTCTCTCTATAAATTCAGTTAATGACGAAGAATTAGAATTTAATTATTCAACTTGGGACAGTACCTCAAAATCAATCAGGGTCCCTCTTACCTATTTCTATAATAAAATGTTCTATCTAAAATAAAAATCATGTATATACTAAATCCTAAAAAACAATTCATTAAATTAGATCCTGAATCCTTTTTTATAAATGACCCTAATGTTGGAGCCTGGATGTTCAGTTCAGGCATACCTGAATGGGGACATATTCAATGGTGTATTGATAATTTTATAAATTCAGAAGTTAACTTTGTAGACATCGGTGCTCATATTGGTACTTATAGCTGGACGATTGCTCCTCATGCAAAACATACTTATTCCTTTGAGTGTAACCCGGAGGTTTATAACTGTATGTGTGCAAATATTTTTTTAAAAGATTTAAATCATAAGATAACAGCCTACAGTTTCGGATTATCATCTGATGAAGGTGAAGCCACTTATTATGTTAGATCTAAAGACGGCGGAGGAAATGGATTTACTTTTCTAGGAGAAAAGAGAGAAGAGTCATCATTAGGTACACTCAAGTTGCCTCTAAAGAGATTAGATGATCTAAATATAGAGAATATTGGCCTAATTAAGATTGACGTAGAGGGTCACGAAATACATGTTCTTAAAGGAGCATTAAAGACTCTAGAAAAAAATAATTGGCCTCCTATTTTATTTGAAAGCTGGGACGAATGGAGAGAAACTAGAGAGCACATGATACCTGCGTCTAAATTGAGATCTGAGTTATTTCAATTCTTGAATAATATTGGATATTCAATCGTGCCAGTTGGAAATAATTCTGAGATCTTCCTAGCTGAGTTTAACCGAAACTCCTGATTTTATACCATATCTTAGCAAGTATAGTTCCATTCCCAGTGGCAGGGTCTGAAAAATTATCAGTACTGAATGAAAGTGCTCGATTTAATTCTATAGTATTATGAATGGTATTACTACCTTCAATTTGATGTTTAGTAGGTTCAATAATGCAAACTCTATTATTTGTATCGGACAATAAATCAGCATTTATTACTGCACTCTGAGCATATCCGATCCCTAATCTTTTTGCTCCTCCTGGGTATGTATATGCGGTTGAAATGTGAGTATATTCCAGAATTACTTTAGGAATATCATAATAGAACCCGACCCCAGGTGCGGCTAATAAAGAAATGGGAGAAGTTCCCATGCTTAATATTTGAGCCGAACTGATAGGAACACTAACATAATCATAATTATATTCAGAAAATATAGGTAAAACCTGAGCAGCTGAGGTTTTAAAATAGACTAGTTTATTTGATTTATCATAAAAATAAGTACTATTCGGAACTGATGCCCAGTCCGATGAAGAATCGACTACCCTAGTGTAGTTGATTGCTCCTGCCATTGCTGTTGTTACTGTCGTTACTGCCATTATACTAAAATATTTCCTTGGTTATCTTGTGTGTTTACTAAGTCTTGGGTTACATTTGCATTTACTGGTGTAGTGCTAGCATGATAAACATTATTAGCATATACTGCATTTGTTGCAGTTGCCGCATAAATACAATTAGAACCTGCAGCTGCCTGTAACGAGTTGTTCATGATATAATTGTTGAACGCAGGGTTACTACCAGTTATTTCAATTGCATGTGTTCCACCTATGACTGTACAACCTCTTACATAATTATTTGCAGTACTTGGTGCAGTGAGTAACATTGCTCCTGCTTCACTAAGAACATAAGCGTTATCTATACTATTTGAAGAATGCAACCCGGTGCTATATTCTGTGTCTAGATATACAGCCCAGCTAGTTGATCCTGTGATAAAAGTTCCTTCTTTTACTGTACCTCCACGTACAGCCACTGCCTGGGAAAGTACACATTCCGCATGACAGTTAACAAGTGTACTGCCTATATTTACAAGAACAGCGACGCTGTCTCGTGATTTAATAAAACAATCGTAAGCACTTCCAGGGCTGCCAAGACTTGTTCCTCCTAATGTAAGACCAGATCCTGCAGTGGTTGCAGTAAAATGACAGTTAAATAATGTTGTTCTAACTCCAGATGCGCAAAGATCATCAATTGACTGAGCTCTAAGATATCTCATCGTTCCACCTGACATACTTAAGGGTTTTCCAGTACCTCCTGAACTAATTACTTCGATGTAGAGTCCAGTACAGTCTAAATCACTAGTTGACCCGCTGATGCTTAGTCCAACTGAAGAAACAGATCCGCTATTGATGACTATTTTACCATTTATAAAGGCTAATTTTACGCTTGACCCAGAAAATAGAGTAATCACTCCTGTTGAATATGTACTTGTGTAACTATGCCCGTGCATATTAATGTTTACTCCTGAAACCAGAGTATTTGTAACATTGCCCGCCTCAACTATGTCAGCAAATTGCTCAATTGTTTGTCCAGCAACAGCTGCCGCTAATGCCGCAGTATAGCTTGCATAGTATGTATAATTTCCACTAGAATCGGCTATTCCTAGCGGTCCGGATGCAGCAGCTGGACCAGTAGATCCGGTTGCCCCGGTTGGACCTGTATTTCCAGTTACTCCGGTAGGTCCAGTATTTCCTGTCGATCCAGTGTTGCCGGTAGGTCCAGTATTTCCAGTTACTCCAGTAGGACCTGTATTTCCAGTTACTCCGGTAGGTCCAGTATTTCCAGTTACTCCGGTAGGTCCAGTTGGCCCAGTCGGTCCCGTTACTCCAGGTATGGATACTGATGTAGTAACAAATGAATAATAAGCAGTTCCTTCAGTATACCAGTTAACTGTTCTAGGGGAAGAATTTAAATTGTTAAGATATACTTTAACAATCATTCTATCAGTAGTTAGGATCGTAGTAGTAGGTATTACTAAGTCTACTATCACCTCGTCTGGAGTGACAGCATCTACCCATTCAATAGAAGATATATTAGTTGTCAGTACTGTACCATATCCAACCCCAAGAGAGTTTGCCAATTCTATAGTTACATATGCTTCTATATTATGACTGGAAGATCCCTTTAAGAAATGTAGGTGAAATACTTGAACTCCTCCAGGTATTACTGCAAATCCTAATTCTCCGGTTAAAAATTCAGTAACTAGGGCCCCAGTTTGACTTCCAGTTAAACTAGTTGGTACTGTTTGTTGTGGCGCTGCAAGTGGAAGCTTTTCTAAAGCTTTATACGGAGCAACATCTGAACTAACAGAATAATTAAAATAGTATATTTGCCCCGTTGAAAATCCCTGAGGTCCAGTGTTACCTGTCACGCCGGTCGGTCCAGTGTCACCAGTTGGTCCCGTTCCTAGAGGTCCAGTATCTCCAGTCGGTCCAGTATCTCCAGTCGGACCAGTATCTCCAGTCGGTCCCGTTCCTAGAGGTCCAGTATCTCCAGTCGGACCAGTATCTCCAGTCGGACCAGTATCTCCAGTCGGACCAGTATCTCCAGTCGGACCGGTATTTCCAGTAGGACCTGTGTCTCCAGTCGGACCCGTTCCCAGAGGACCAGTGTCGCCAGTCGGTCCAGTATCTCCAGTCGGTCCAGTATCTCCAGTCGGTCCGATATATGCTAATTGATATACTGATACAATGACCGAAGGTATATTAGGACCAGGTTGAGCTGCAGCTAATGAAAAGGAATAATCTAAATATACTCCGGCATCATTAGTTGATGCCCATTTTAATTCAACGTAATCTCCGGCGTTCAGAGATAACATCCAATTCCAAGCAAAAACTGGTTTGGTTCCATTATAACTGGCATAAGCCAAAAAGTCAGTATATCTGCTTGAATCTTGAACATCCACTCCGTTTATAGATAGCCAGACTGTAACATCTGAAGGGATTAAATCAACTGGATTCGTTGTTGCGAATCTAGCTGAAAATTCTATATTGTAGGTTCCATTATCTGGAATAGATATCTGAGATCCAGAATAACTAACTCCATAATTATTAGGATCTGAATTATCGTATGTAATAATATTAGTAGCTCCAGTTCCTCCTGAAGTTTGATCTGAATTAGACCAAAAGGTTCCCCAATTGGAAACAACTCCACCTAAACCAGGGGCTCCAGTATCTCCTTTATCTCCAGTAGGTCCAGTTGGCCCAGTTCCTAGAGGTCCAGTTGCACCCGTGTCTCCAGTCGGACCGGTGTCTCCACCTGGTCCAATATCACCAGTTCTTGCGAATGTGATTAATACATCCTCTCCATTAGTAAAGGAAGTTGATCCTGTAATATGAGCACATGCAACTTCAAAATATCCAGTCTGTTCAAGTATCCCAGAGATAGTAAATATAGAAAAATCAGAAGAATCTAATTTATTTGTAATTTTAAAGTGTCCTTGAATCGGGCTCGTTGAATCATCAATTGTTCTAAGGAAATTTTGTATATCATTGCTATTATCGTCAGCATCATCAATTGACATAATGGTTGCTAAGGATAGATTACCATTATTGAATTTTAATTTTCCGATCCCAGGATCACTCAATAATATATTAGTATCGAATGTATAGTCAAATGTAATTCCTCCAAAAGATCCAACGGGACCTGTGTTTCCAGTAGGACCAGTCAGTCCTTGTTTACCAGTTGCTCCGGTTGCTCCGGTTCTACCTGTTGCCCCAGTAGGACCAGTTAGCCCCTGTTTACCAGTGGCTCCAGTAGATCCAGTAGGACCTGTTCCAAGCGGGCCAGTTGCTCCGGTTCTACCTGTTGCTCCAGTGAATCCAGTAGATCCCTTTGGTCCAGTAACACCAGTCGCTCCAGTGAACCCGGTCGGACCTGTAGATCCGGTAGATCCAGTTGGCCCCTGGCTTAGAGATCCTCCTACAAATTTCCATGCAGATCCGTTCCACTGCCAAACATCTCCATTTGGACTGGTATATAAATCTCCATTCGAAGGATTAGCTGGCCAATTGATCATCTTGTACTTTATTTTTATTTATTTTTGTAACAATTCTATTAGTTTACTTTTTGCTGAATAATCCATAAAAGGAAGTCCCGATGAATTTACAGCATCAACTAAAGGTTGAGTATTTCCAAGAACATATGGATATAACCAAGCCGCAACTTCAGTAGAGAGTTGAGTTACTTTACTTTGCGAGGTAGATAAATCGTCTCCTAAATCTATGAAATATTGCATGAAATACATCGTTGCATTTTCTAAATTTGCAGCTCTAGCTAGGTTTCTACTACTATATGAAATTATACCTGAATCCATTTTTATTCTTTATTTTATACCATTTCTATACTTATCGATACTATTAAAGATAATCCAGTAGATGTATCTTGAGTATCATTTGAATTCCTATACATTAGGACGGCGACTGGATCTCCAGGATCAACGTCGGTTCCTAAGAAAGTAAGAGAAGTTGACGTTAATGTATTACCATTTGCAGTATAAACATAAGATTGCCACTCAGTTTCTGTGTCTGTTCCTAATGCACCACCAGCAGTTGGTTTCGCTAAACCTATAAAATGTTTTATATCACCTGTAATGTTTGCCGCTGCAGCTGATGATACAATAATAATTTTAATACTTGATCCAGGCGGAAAATATGAAGGTACGGTAGTTCCAGCCATGCATCCTTGTATTGCAGGCGCAGTTCCACTAAATTCTTGAGCTCTCCATCTTTGATTTATCCATTGGATGGTTGAACCTGCAGTCATAGTATCACCGTTCCAGACAAATCCTGTTACAGTGGTACCCATGTCATATGCATAGAATGAATCTATCTTTTTTTCAGTTGGCCCAGTTGGCCCAGTATTACCGATAGGTCCAGTTGGTCCAGTTGGCCCGTCAATAGTAGATGATATGATTTTCCATATACTACCGTCCCATTGCCACTTATTGCCGCTCGGGCCAATATAAATTTCTCCTATTGATGATGGTATTGGAAAATTAAGAGGCATTTAAAAAAGTTTTTTATTATTTATTAAAATCGATTAGATATAAAACAAATGCGATTATACTGTAATATTTGTATATAAATTGAATATTGCTTCTCCTATGGAAGAAGAACTGACTTGTGAATCGAAATCTAATCTATCAATACTTAATTCTGAGATTGTGGAACCTTCTCTAATAAGAGATACCTTTAGAGTGTTCCAATTTTCACTATTTAAAGTTGCTGAACCTTTGCGTAACATCTCACTACATAAATAATGGTATATTCCTTCCAATTCATCTTTATTTGCTAAATCGTCAGGTCGCTCAAAGAAATCAGGGGTTAATAGATTTGCATTTACCACTTCTTCGTTAACGTATAATTCTATCTTAAAAAAATTCCACATATTTGCATTATGTTTTTAGAACTGTCACATATAATGATCCTTGTCTAGGGGATCCACTTGCTCCTGAAAAGCTTTGTGATGCACCAGTTACATTAATTGACCTTACATCAATTGTATGGGATCCAGCCGCTAATGTAACTGCATAAGTTAATCCCCATCTTATGTTTAGATTGGATACAGTAGCAGTTGCGCTTGGATTCTGAGAAGAATATCTTCCATATCCACCTTGAGCCGGAATTGTTCCGTCAATGACTATAGCAGTGTCGCAGTTAGAAATATTTGTGGCACTGGTACTATTTGTTCCCATTCCACCGTCTGTGTTTATTAATACAAAACTATCAGTAGGTAAAGTTATGCTTAAAGATAATCCAGGTAAAACTGTAAAAACGGTAGTACTTGATATTGTCTGAGACGCCGTTCCAAATGCTGAATAGGTTATTTGTCCAGTTGTTCCAGCATTGCCTGTTGGGCCAGTTGCTCCCGTATTACCAGTAGGACCAGTGTTTCCAGTAGGACCAGTGTTTCCAGTAGGTCCTAAATATCCGCTTGGAGTAACCCATTGCTGAGATGTAGTATCATCAATATACATCGCAAGCTCACCAGTATCCGAGTTATACCAAAAGGAGCCAACTTCTAATGTTCCAGTTGGAGCGACATTATCATAATAAAATGGATAAGGTCCAGTGTCACCGGTCGGCCCGGTATCTCCAGTCGGACCAGTATCTCCAGTCGGCCCCGTTCCCAGAGGACCAGTATCTCCAGTCGGACCGGTATCTCCCGTTGGTCCAGTATTTCCCGTTGGTCCTGTATCTCCAATTATATTAGTAGCAATTGATGTTACAACGTTAGATAGAGTGTTACCTCTTAAATTTAAACTGAATGTCCCAGTACCACTTGGTGATTGAACATATACTTCAACTAACACTCTACTTGTTGTTGATGCAAGAGGTGTTAAAGGTACATATAAACTATATTCTGTAACAGCCACTGTTCCAGGATTTACCAAACTTGCACTATTATAATCACCTGTTGCTAGCGTTTGTAAAGGGGTAACGCCGTCGGAAGCAACTTCTTTAATAACCGTCCAAAACTTAACTGCAGCTCCTCCGCTATTGCGAAAACAATATAAAATTGTGTTCCAAATACCTCCTATTACCACTGTAGAATTTGGAGTTCCGACAGGTGTAACGAAAGTTCCTACCAAGGTTCCAGTCCCAGATGTTGAAGAACTTGTTATTGTAGTTTGAGGACCTGTGTTTGGTATAACTATTAAATCATCAGTAACAGGACCAGTTCCCGATGGACCATCTAGGTATAATACTAATCCGCTGTTAATACCATTAAAACCAGCACCACCTGTAGGTCCGGTTTTTCCAGTATCCCCAGTCGGACCCGTTGGACCAGTGTCGCCAGTAGGCCCAGTGTCGCCAGTAGGCCCAGTGTCTCCAGTTGGACCGGAGTCTCCTGTTGGCCCAGTGTCTCCAGTTGGCCCGGAGTCCCCAGTTGGCCCGGAGTCCCCAGTTGGCCCGGAGTCCCCAGTTGGACCCGTTCCCAGAGGACCAGTGTCTCCAGTCGGCCCAATGTCCCCAGTTGGACCCGTTCCCGCAGGACCAGTGTCTCCAATAGGTCCTGTGTCCCCAGTTGCTCCAGTTGGACCAACAGGTAGAGCTTGAGATGCCCATTGATATGAATTACCGTCGTTTATATAATAATATTGCTCTCCGGTATCTGAATTATACCAAACTGCTCCTAAAGAAATTGAAGCTGGATTTCCTCCATCATTTGGAATAGTATTTTGATAATAAAAATCATATCCATTGATACCTAATAGATCAAGTATTTGACCATTTTCATCAGTGTAATAAACGGTTTGAGTAGTAGGAGTAGTGCTAGTTTCTAAACCCGGCTGACCTATCCATACAATTCCTTGATTATTTCCAGGTGTAGGATACGGGAAAGGACTTCCATCTAGTTCAGTTAAGGTTAAAAATCCATTAGATCCTGCACCAGTTAAACTTACCCATCCTTTGCCATCTAAATATCCTATAAAATCTTCGCCGAACTCGGGTCTCTGATTCTGTATACCGGTATATATGATTTCACCAGGAACTCCAATATCTGGCCAATCTGGAAAATCAGTAAGTCTCTGTCTTTTAGTTTCAGCTACTTTAACTAATAATTCCTGACCGTTTAATTTACCTAGAGAATTTATAGTAAGAGTAGGGATCCCGTCAAGGGTCATTGATATAGTGTCAGTTATCTCTAATAAGGTAAACTTTCCCTTATATAAAGACATTGAATTACTAACCTCATCATAGTTAATATTCGATAGAAACTCAAGATTACCTTCTGATAAATTCTTAAAGTTTAAATTAGTAATATCTATGATTGAAGTTAAACTTGCATTACTAAGTTTTCTAATACTTTTAAGATTGGTATACACCGCCATTTAGCGTCTCTTATTTTTATTTATTTATTAAAATTTTTTCAGATTATTCACTAGGTGGGAAATCAGAATCAATCCAATCACCATTAATTATAGTGCCAGTTCCATTTAGTTTCTGATATGAACCGAATTGTCTAATTACATTTCCTTTAGGTCTAGTAGAAGAATCCTCAAAGCTAGGATAATAGGTTTCCATGTCAATTGAAAAAGTCATAGTAACATAGGTATCATCTGCATAAGTAAAGCTATACTTCTTATCATTGGATATAGTTTCTGGGAATGTAATTTGGGCTGGAATTCTAATTCCTCGGTATTGAAAATAGAGCACTCTATTTTTATAGTAATAATCAAATATTTTTTCTATAATTTTAAAGGTTTTATTTAAATTATCCGCCTTAATTTTAATGTCAAATTTTAAAGACATTGGTAAACTAAAGAGCCTAGAAGAATAGGCTTTCATTACCTTTTGATCATTCTCATTTCTATCTTCTTGAGTAAAAGTACCCCTAACAAATTTATTAGTAATATCAGTTGATTTTATCTGAAAACTATTTAGAGTAACTATTCCTCGAGGAACTATGTCGTAGTTTCCTTCTGCAAAATCAGGATACTTACAATCGTCGGGTACCTCCGTGAAAAAGTCTCTCATAAATCCCTGACTACCTGCAAAATTATAGAAGAAAGGTATTTCATGCTTCTCTATCTTGCCTTCTCTTACCATATCAATTATTATTTCTCGATTAAGTAGATCTAATAGGGAAAGAGTGGCATTTCTTAAGAAGATATCCTGCGTGTTTTGATTCTGAATGTTTTCGTGATTTGATGATTTCATATATATTATCTATTTTTACTGATATAAGGAAGATTTAATTGAGGTTTACAATTATCAATAATTAATAATTTTGATTCATCTTTTATGTATTGTTGACTCAATATAAAATCATGCTCATCCTCCTTTAACATAGTATTGAATAATCTGATATTACTTATTAACATGTTAGAAGAAGGTATATAGTATTTTTGGTCTATTAAATTAAATTCTTGTGGTTGAAAGTCTCCCTGTGAATTTAATACTTGAACAAAATCAGTATGATTCATAATATCTGCTGGATCCTCCTTGATTGAATATATAAATCCTCCAATTTGCTTAAATTCATTAGATACTGAGATCACAAGTGCATGCCATTCTCCAGATACAAAATTATTGACCGAGAATTGCTTTTGGAATCCGTTTATTTCTACTAATATATTCAGATCCCCTTCTGGTTCAGTTCCAATGTATCTTATAAACTGTCCAGATATTCTGATTCCAGCTCCTGTTTCGTTGTCCCATCCGTTTATAAATTGCAATATGTCTGCGCTTGAATTAACATTAAACAGAGCGGTAAAAGAAATATTACTCAAGTCAGTCAGATTAAACTGCGGCTCCGCGTTATAAATTACAGAAGGCTCTCTTACTTTAAATTTAACTACTGGGTTTCCATTTTCATCAAATGTAGTCATAATAGGACGCTGCTTCTTAAATGAAAGATCCGAGTAGGCTTCAATTCTAATATATCTGCCAGATTCGGATTGGCCTACATGATTAGGTATTGTATCAATCGGACCCCGTACCCGAATAAATTTAAAGTTATTTCCACTTACATTCTTATCAGTTGTGATAAGGAAATTATTTCTCCAACTAATAAATGGATCAGAGCTCTGATAAGCAAGTACCGTGTTATAACTACCAGGGTCCCCTGGATTTAAGCTAGGGAGACTTACTAGGTTGACATCAGATGCAACCGTCGGTGAGCCTGTAGTGAGCCTATACGTGGCATCAGTTGGACTAATAGAGGAGAGGTCGTAGTAATTTTCAATTAAACTATTATGATTGAATGTATATTTTAAAGGCCTCAATCTTAATTCAGGATGAATTGAGTTTCTAGACGAATCAAATCTTCGGCTGATGACTTGATACTGTTGTGGCATAGTTCCATCTTTGATATCTGCCTCGACTTCTTCTCTAAATAATTCCTCAGCTGACTGTATAACATTATCCAAGAAATGTCTAGTATCATCAGTAAGCAGCATATCAATATTTGGATTGTACTTCTTAAGGCTTATTTTCCAAAACACAGGAGTCATCATAATAGAGGATCTGTTTATATAGGATCCTTGTACTTCATACATTCTATTCAGGAGAGGAAAATATAAAAAGTCTCGATGTCTAGGCTGAGATGCTTTTCCAAAAATAGATTGAAAATATCTATGATCTATGTGGATCTCAAAAGGTAATTGAAATTCTAATTCAAATTCAGAAAATTTAGGATCCATGGAAGGAAACTTATTTCCAGGTACCATAACTTTAATGCATTTACGATCCACATTTTTATAGAGGGTCCACTCTTTAAAAATATAGTCTCCGCTATCGGATTCAGGTAACGTTCTAAAATAAACCACTTCATGTCCATATACCTTGTTGGTATAGAAAGAGAGTTCTTTAAACATATTAACTGCACTATCTACTTGATAGGGTCTAAATTTTGGATCAGCATTATTTATAATAGTGCTACATCTTTCATCTGAACATATCACAACCGGAGCAAATGTATTTTGTGTGCTTGCAGTAACTGAATTTAGGAATCTTAATTTTATTTCATTGATTTCGATGATTGAACCTAATTCATCGGTTGTTCCGTCATCATATTCATACTTAATCTCAAAATAAAAGTCAGATCCGTCTTCAAATATGATATTCGCAGCCTCTCCAATATCACCAGGCTCCACCTCATACCATAGGGACCAGTCTAGTGAATTTCTAGAGTATCTTAAATATCTTCTTAGGTAATTTAAGTCGACTGCACTAGGTGAGCTGATTATGATATCTTCTACATAATCAGTAAGAGAAGAAATATCACAAATAGATTCTGAGGTTTTAAAAATTCTAAAATTCTTACTAAAGGTTAAGGAATTTTTCTCAGGGTCAATCAATAATTTTATTGTAGTTTTAGACATCGCAAATAGGAATCTTTAATTTTTATTATTTATTCTCAACATTTAAGTAAACTGATTCAAGTTTTTCGGTAAAATATATAATAATATAGATGAGCAAATCTAAATACATACTAGATCCCTTATGGATCACTAAGGGTGGATCTCACCTAGATGCTGAATATTACAGCTACGTTCTATTGGCAGCAAATAAAAGATTTAGAGAACACCTAGATCAAGGAGATATTTCTAAATTTGATGAAATCATGTTTCATACTTTAAATCTAAACAATTTAGTTATTGAAGGCAGCATGATAGATTCAGATTTTAAGCCAAATTGGAAGGATCCTAAAATTGTTCAAATTAGAGAACACTTGAGGAAGGTATATGAAGTGCCAGATAATTTATTAGAAATATTTAGGAATGCCAATTATCTTTTCACCAGTCTTCTAATAGATCACTTGGACAGAATGCTGGATGCAGTTGATAAATCTAGAGCCTATTTCATAAATCCAGATATCTATAAAGAGAAAGAAATATTCTTTATAGTTAATCAAAGAAAGAAGTCTAATTATTCTGTTTGGAAGATCAGATTTGATAGAAGATTTAAGCTGGGCCAAAAAATAGAAAAGATAGTCGATTTAGAAGTTGACATTGAAGTACTGGACGATTTAAAGAATAAGATCATCGAGCTTAAAAATCCTAAATTAAAATCTATTAACGGAGACTTAAATGTAATCTTCATAATAATAAATAGAAATGTGGATCAAGGCCTAGCAGTTAGATCTATGGCTGAATCTGTTTCTTTCACTAAACGAATCGGCCTCGATTATCAATTCAATCCTAATATTTTGGACGAATTATACGAGATCCTTCTTCAGGAAAGAGTCTTGCCCTTTACAATTAAATCTTGGGACTAAAGATCGTCCTCCACTTCTAAATTAGATTCTTCTAATATAGATTTAAGTCTAGTATACATACTGTTGTATACATCTGTTTTATCCAGTTCTTCTTTGCTCAAACCAAATCGGCGTACAACTGATTTACTAAAGATCAAATTTTTAATAGGATCCTCTTCTCTGAGGGCCTTATTTTCATATAAGTTCAAATATACTCTGGCTTCTGATTCAGAATCTACTTCAAATTTTGAAATATTCATGTAAGAATTAGAGATAGATCCTCCGTCTGTGTTAATTTCTGTTTTTATAATTAGTCCCATTGTTTGATTTTTATTTTTAATTAAAATTTATCCAATAACATAAGATATCGAAATCTGATAATTTCCAGAATTTGGGATACCCAAGGCAATGTCGAGTTCACCTGCATCGGGTGAAGCGAAATTGATTCTTCTACCGGTACCTACGCCAGTGCCGAATGCTTGAATTGACATTCCTCGAAAGGTAACGATACTTGCTCCTCCACCTGGCTGTACAGGTAGATACATGCGATATCCTCCACTTGGCTTTACCACCAATGTTGCTTGCACTTGAACTACATTTCCAATCTTTGTCCATATTCCGCTAAAATCCGGATCAGGAGAAGTGCCATTAAATACAAAAGTTCCTGATTTTAAAGAAAGCTCTCCAGAATTTGCATAAACTACGCCACTTGGATTATATAAACTATTTGTAAAATTGAATAGATTTCCATTGGAAAATCTAAAGTCGGGTGTAGTTGGACTAGTTCCATTTAAATCAAGCTCTCCAGATATTCTATTCTTATCTGCACCATCAATTACTATTCCATAAACCGTTCCCGCAGTAGTTGGATTTGCAGAAAATTTATATCCATAGATATCATTTGCGAAAAAATCTGCACCTGCGTTAATTTGAACGTTGTGTCCGAAAAAAGTGTCGTATGCATTTACACCCGAGCCTAGTATAATATTAGTGCCTCTGATATCTCCATAAAAATTATCAGTTGAGCTAGATCCTAACGCGATCAAGCTACCAACAAATGATTCTGGTATTGGAGAGGATGCAGTTCCATAATTATAGACCCCTCCAAGTCTAGATATTCTATTGCCAACAAAGCCTCCTCTCATTTCAGATGCTGCCGTATTGCTAAGGATTAAGGTTTCATTTAATATTAATTGATCTGAAACGTTAATGTCCTTAATAGCATTAATATTAAAATTAAAGTTGGCACTTGTTGCGGTCGGTTGTGTGACATTAAACATTAGATTACTAAATCCGCCAGACGGAATTCCTCCACTTACATTATGTATTGATCCTATCGGACCATCGGCGGCTATTCCTAACCCTGCATCTACATAAATACCACCTGGTCCAACATTGAGAGAGTGATTAACAGATAAGTTTTCTTGGATAACAGCATGCTTGTCTACGTGCAATTCACCTGCTCTTATACTATCAATATGCGCCCCAGGACTTCGGATTCCATCAATATCGATTACAAAAAGACCTCCGGATGCGACAGCTGGGGTGGTCATACTTGCTGAAACTACGTATAAGTATTTTCCAGAATATTTAAGCCTACCGGGTCTAGCTAGTCCTATTAATCTAGTTTCAGAAATAACGTAAGGATTACTTGGATCTGAGATATCAACTTTTATAATCGTTCCAGGATTATTAGGATCAGCACCTGGGTTAAATGCTAAAACATATGCCGTATTTCCTAAAATCTCTACATCAATAGCAATAGATGTAAATGTAGCTGACGAAATACCTAAAGATGTATCAGATAATTTAATTGGGGTAATACCCGTTCCTAATTGTATAT